TGCTCCAAGACTATCCCAATCTATTGGATAAGCTACTTTTCCAAGACACATATGTAATCCAGTAAAAGGATTTCCATTGCTTGACATTTTCCAATGCTCTCCTTCAATGATTTTATAATCATTACGAATACCTACTTTATCAGAAAAATAAACATTGTCAAAATAAGCAAGTTGCTTTCTACACTCTTCTTCAAATCTATAGATTTCAGGTTCTTCATTTGACCAAGTATACTTTTTATGATTTTTGATATAGATCTTAATCTCAGTACCGTTTCTTTTTCCAGTAATTTCTTCAGAGATTTTCTCTAGTCGAGGAGACTTTTCTCCTTTTCTTAACATATAAGAGTACTCAACATTATTGTATCTAGTTCTGATAAATACTATATCAGTATAACTAAGACCTGATTTAGAACCAATACCAAAAGCACCTATAAGATTATTAGTATCTTCTTTAGTAGACTTGAGATAATTACAGAATACATCTTTAACTCGCTCAGGACTTAGACCTACACCAAAATCTTCAGTAGCCCAATACCAACCTGTATTATCTTTACTGATAGATACCTTAACAGCGTCATCATCAAATACCTGAAGCTGGTTTTTCAAAGCTTTGATATAGTCCTCAGAATATTCTTTATAAATAGAGTATTCTCCTCTAATATCTTCTATAGAATTTTCTTTAATAAACTTGGCTTCTGCATGGGAATCAAAAGAATTACTCACATACTCTCTTACAACAGCACCAATAGAATTCTTATAAGGGTCTTGAAGCAAATCCCATAACTTGTCCATATCAGACTCGCTAATCTTTGCATCATATCCTTCAAAAGAAGTATTAGAATCAAAACCTATTTGATTTTCTTTATTTCTTTTCATTAGATTGTTTCTTTTAATTTTTTATTCAATGTGTTTCTAGCAAAATCTTTCCCTTTAGCTTTTACTAAATCAGAAAAATCTGTTACATTTTTTATTTCAGGCATTAGAAAATAAGGAACATTAAAATGTTCACTAAATTGTTTAGACAATTCCACACCTGCCTTATCATTGTCAAATAAACAAACTACTTTTTCAAATCTTGATTTGTATTCTTCCATCACAGAATCTTTCATCATTACTGACTCAGATTGCAGTCCGATTGCAGGAATACCACAGACATCATGGATACTCATGAGGTCTTTATAAGATTTAGTTATTATTAACAATTCTCCTTTATCAGGGAGTTGTACGTATCCTTGATGGACACTGTAGTTTGCATTATTTATCCATTTAAACTCTTTGTTTATAGGTTGATAGATTTTATAGGTTGGAATATTGTCTTTAAATTCTACATAAGCATAAGCTAAATAATCAGCTTTATATGCATTTCCATTAAAGAATACATAACTTATAGGATATACGTTATATTTTATTAAAGTCTCTTTGCTTATGCCAAATTGCGACCAGAATTTTTTATCTCTTACTTTCCAGTTTCTTCTCTTTATTCCTATAGATACTTGATCTTTTTGTACTACTTTTTTGATTGTTTGATAATGTTTTCTAGTAGCATCATTTACTAGATTTAATCCTGTAAGATTAAAATCATATGCTATTTTTACCAAAGCTTGGTAATAAGTAATTCCAAAAAGTTTACTCACAAAAACTACAACATCGCCTGAATCTTTAGTAGCAAAGTCATAGTACATTAAAGAGTTTCTATTTGTTTTATGATAAAAGAGAGAAAAGGAAGGAACAAAATCTTCTCGAAGAGGGCTATTAATTCTAGTTCCTGATTTTATTTCTGTGCCTATATAAAATGAATAGATTTCTTCTTGAGTTAGATGTTTTAAAATATCTTCTTTAGTAAGACGCTCTTCAAACACAATAGAATTTAAATCTATTTTATTTTTCATATATAAGAAAAAATAGAGGGGACCGAAGTCCCCTCTTAATTAAAGGATTAATCCCAATCATCGTCATCACCTGCAGTAGATGCTGCCGCCCCAACAGGAGCTCCTACAGTATCTTCTACAAGACGTTCCATAGCATCTAGATCACCTGCTTTTAGGCGAGTGTCTGCTTCTGGAACTGTCATAGGCTCAATAAATGGAACCCAAGAACGAGGTTGGATATACTTTTTTGTATATTGAACTGTACCGTAATTAGCAAAAATACGAAATTTAACTCCGCTTGCTAAACCATCACGAATTAGTTTCATACAAGTATCCAACAATTGTTTTGGAGTTTCTACTACAGGAATCTGAAAATCAGCTCCATAGATAGCATGGATAAGATGTTTCATAACCTTACCTTGCTTCAATGTTTGCTGTTCTACAGATGAGTATTGAGTAGCTTCTGTAACATACCAGAAAGAAGTATTACAAGTAGCTCCAGAGCTATCTGTAAATACTAGCTTATAATCAGGAGCATTTTCCTTATCATCAGCTTTTTTCTTCTCTACAGCCATTGTTACATCATTTACAATACCTGCGTTACCTCCATTAAAAATTGCAACGTTACTACTATTAGAGTCGTACGTGCTGTCATTTAAATTAATACTCATGAGTTATTTGTTTTTAAAATTTTAAAAATTAATTATTAGATTATCCCCACTCTTCGTCGTCTTCTTCTACAGATGCAACTACTGGTTCTTCTACTTGATTGATTTCTATTTGCTCAGCAGTATCATCATTTACCTGCGGAACATCTTCTTCTACAGTAACTTCATCAGACTCACTTTGAATAGAAGTTACCTCATAATAAGGTTGCCCTTCTACAGGAGATAGATGTAGATAATTCTCAGTATTTGTATCTAAATCTTTTGATTTAGCAATAAATTCATAAGTTTTCTTATTGCTAAAAGTACAAGACGCTGTCAACAAGAATCCATTAGGATGCTCGTCATTTGAAGCCATTACAAAGATTTTTCCATTAGAAAATCCAAATACTACATATGTTTCTTTTCCTTCTAACCCAAGAGCTTCTTGAGATGCTTTGTTAAAAGAAAACTTACGACCTGCACCTTTCTTCTCTAATGAAGACATTGTTACTACAGGTGTGTTGAATTTCTCTTCTTTCTTTGTTCTTTGTGTGGGTACTCCCCAAATTACTTCTTTGTTCATTTTTAAATTGTTTAATTAATTAATTAATTTTTTGGAATAACATTCTTATACAGTTTTTAAAACCGCACCTCTATTTTTCTTATTTAATAACCTTAAAAGTTTAGGTGGTTTTTAACCTTTTCGAAATTATATTCCGTAATACTCTCTAATTGCGTTGTTTACAAGAACAAGATCGTTGTCAATTTCTTGTTCTTCAAACATTTCAATAGGAGTTTTACAAGTATCTGCGCCAGAACTTACTGTTCTAAATAAATGCTGATTTGGCTGACCTGGGATTTTTTTAATCTCAGCATATAAGACAATAGAACTAAAGCTCTCTGGTACAAATCTTTCTAATTGCTTACCTTGAACGCCTATACGCTCAGTTGCATAACCTGACTCATCATAATGTGTTTCAGGATGTGCAAATAGATAAACGATAACGTCGTCCCTCAATCTTTCATTGATAATGTTAATCAAATCATATTGAGAACCTGACATTTTAGTCCATTTTTCGAAACCTTTTTGAGCACGAAATTCTGGACTCATAACTGTGTCTGTCATAATTCTAGACCAAGTGTCTACAATAACTGTTTTTACAGTTTTATTCTTATGACATTCTTTAAGTTTGTTGATGACTTCATCTACATTAGAAGTCTTTGTATAATTACCTTTCTCCTCATTATACTTTTCTTTGAATTTTTTAAATGGTAAAGGCTTTTGGTCAGTATTTATAATTACTGTTTCCTCTGGATTTAAGTTACGTAAAGACGTAGATTTCCCCATGCCGCTTTTACCAACGACAAATACTAATTGTCCCATAAATTGTATGTTTTTGATTGATTTAACCTCTTAATAAAGATACGAAATTTAGCCCAATTATTTCTTCTTTTCTGCTAATATTTCGTGCTTTATATCTACTGATTTTTTCTTTCTTTTCTTCCAAGTTTTTCCTCTTAGATGTGGGTTTTCTTCTTGGACTAATCTAGACGCTCTCGCTATAGAATCAAGATATTTAATATTTCTTTTTTCCATATCTTTAAGAAACTCTTTAACTGTTTTATTTGTGTTATATCCTTCTTCTTTTAGATATAAATAATACAGTCTTTCATTAGAGTCCCTCAATTCTGAGTTGGTCACGAGTTGTTTTTCTACCCACGATTTTAGCTCCGTGATCATAGTGTACTATTGTTACATTAATATCTTTGGCATATTTATGGAATATATCCAAAACATATGGCCATCTTCCTCCGCCTATTCCACAACCTATTTCAGGAAATCCAAATACTATATCAGAGTTTTTAAACTCCTTATTAAGTTTTTTTAAACCTTCTATAAGCGCTAAGTATTCAAAGTTAGGACCAGGTTCAAATTGAGTATACATATTAATAACCATTTGTCCATTAGGCATTTCATATTTACTATAAGTACCTAATTTTTGATAACTACCACAAGGAGTTTCCATATCAGCTTTAAAAGCTCTTGGATATTTTCTTGCTATATCTGCAGCTATTCCTGCCCCCATAAGATGAAAACAGTTAG